CGGTATAAGCGTGACATTGCCGACCGTAGGCGCACCGGCAGTAATATCGTCGGCAGTAAGCTGCGTGTCAGCGCCAATCGACGGCGTACCGACAGTTGGAACACCAGACGTAATATCAACCGCTGTGAGCGTGTGTGCTTGGCTAATCGTTGACGCAGCCACCGTGGGTGTGCCAGCCGTGATGTCGGTGCTTGTGAGCGCCTGACCCGACGAAACGCTTGGCGTTCCTACTGTCGGCGCACCAGCGGTGATGTCGGCTGACGTTAGAACGTGCGCTTGACTGATCGTTGAGGCGGCAACAATGGGTGCGCCAGCAACAATATTATCAAGGCCAAACGCTGCATCTGCAACAGCCCCTGTGTCGGCTAGCGGGGCAGACGCTAAGGGGCTGAAACCTAGCATGTGTCGTTACTCCTTATGGCTTCGTCGGCCAAGTGACATTCGTTGGAAACCCAGACTGACTTGGGATGTCACGCAGCGCCTGTCTGTACGCCTGCTTATCAATAAAGACAAATGTTTGTTTCGTCATAACTTACCTATGGTTTCGGATTATCTGCTTTTACCTTAGCGATAGCATCACGCCAAGTTGTTGTTCCATTTACAGCATCCCAATACTGCATGTCTAGCTGCTCTACAATTGATGGATATTTAGATCCACGCTCCTCAACATAATAAGTTTTCTTATGTTCATTGGTGAGGGTAGTATTTAGATTAAGCTGATCATCTGTGTATTGTGTGTATACACCAGTGCTTACATTTAACTCGCCCATTGCTTGCTCCTAAGATAATCCATAAACTAAAACTTTGCCTGAACTAAAACCATCGGTTGAGCTGTTATCTGCCTCCAGTTTAAAATCAGTCCAATTAGTATCATCGCCTGTGCCATTGTAAGTTATTCTAACACAATCAGCAGAGGGAGCATTAGTTGTTGCATCCGCATCATCGTGGCGACTTGCCTCAGAAGAAAAGAAAAAGCGAGGACCAGATAAAGGGATTTCAATAGTCGCATTTATTAATCGCCTATTTCCTTCGCCACGAAGCACTGTCGTGCTGCTATAAGTACCAGAGTTTCCTGTTATTGTGCTTACAACAGCCATATCTGCATCATAAGAACCACCAATTCTAAGGTATGGCCTAAAAAAAGTACCAACCGCCGTTGAGGTAATCATGTTCTGAAAGTAGATTATAATTCTTTCATATGCTGAATAAGTAGACTTTGTAAAAACAAACGAACCAGTATGAGAACTGACTGTTGTTTCAGAAACTAAGACAAAATTACCGCCACCAACAGCAGACCCATCGAGGGTTACACTGCCGCTTGTGGCGCTGATGTCATTCGTCTGGTGGTTTATCGTTAAAGCCATAGTCTACCCCTTATGCGGCTGTAGAGCCATCCATGTCGTCTTGCGCCATCACCCAAGCATAACACTTGTCCATAAACGTAGCGCCAGACGCAGCTTCTACATCTGCTAGATTTGCGCTGTAACGCTTGAAGTCCACCTCGCGGGTGTCATCGGTGGGCGAGCTTGTTGCATATGCCGACAGATCAATCATTACGGTAAACTTGGGGTCTGACCCACGTTGACGGCTGACAGCCGCTGTGACGATGCGGTAGTATGCCCCTGAGAACGAAATGCCATAATCGGAGTTCGCTTCAGATATGTTGTGTTGAATAGCCATTGGTATCTCCTTTAGGCGTATGTTACTTCAGATGTGTGGATCGTAGCCACCCATCGGATGTTGGTTGATGCTGCACCAGTACAAGTGATTGCTAATCCACCATTAGTTGTGTCAGCGGATAAAGCCATGCCCCAGTTGGGTGTGTTGTCTAGGACAGTGGTTGCTGAGTTGACCAAGACTGTTGTACCAGCCGAACCTTCTCTGCGGATTAACCCTTCAACTTTCCAAGCTGCACAAGCTGTACCATCAGCCGCTTGCTGGCGAGCTACAATAGTGCCGTGGAAGGCGTAAGCAGAGTTGTTGGGTAGGATGACTTGGTTGGTGGTTCCAGCGGAGGTGTCATCAGTTGTTAAAGCAGTTGAAGTTGCGTCAGATGTTGCTGCCGCTAGAGGGGTTAATCCGTGCTGACCTTGACCTACAGAGGTTCCAAAAGACCTGCCCGAATAAACATACTTGTAATCTGTGCTGGTTGAGCCTCGTGTCCCAACAACAACAGACCCTGTTCCACTGGATACATTATAGTTGCCGAATGTCATAGAAGCGCTACCAGTAGCTTGGTTATAATAACCACCAATCGCAGAAGCACCTGTTGCTGTAGCCTTATTGTTAGACCCAATAGCCACAGAGTTAGAACCAGTAGCACCATAGCTTGAGGTGTTGTTTGCTATAGCGGCTGCGAAGCTGTCTGTGCCAGAAGCATAGCCATTGAGCGCCATTGCAGCGTTGCCTGTTGTAGCAACTGCGCCATTGTTACCTGAAGTCTTACCAATTGATGTTGAGTAACTGGCTGAAGCAGTAGCCCCACCTATTGCTGTGGCATTTGATGCTGTGGCTTGCGAGCCGTTCCCAAACGCTGAAGAATTAGTTGCTGTGGCATCGGTTTGATTGCCTATTGCCTGTGCCTGATAACCAGAGGCCACTGCATCAGCGCCGATAGCAATTGTGCTTGTATTACTTGCTGTAGTGTTAGTCCCGATTGCAAAGGCATTTGCACCACTTGCAACAGGAGTAGTAGCACTTGAAGCGTTGTCACGGTACAAATCTGGATCGCCGCCACCAGCATCTGCGAAGGTTACAGCGCCTGATCCATCAGTCGTTAGTACCTGCCCGTTGGTGCCGTCTGTGGTTGGCAGGGTGTAGGTGTCACTTATTTTGACTTGTTGAGTTGAGCCACCTAGAACAACTTGATTGGCTGTTGCGTTATCTATGTCTTTACCAATCGAAACCGCATCGGCTGCATTTGCCTTTGCATTATAGCCAAGAGCCAGTGACCTAATTGCCCAAGCCTTTGCCCCTTGCCCAAAGCTATGTGCATACGTTGCGATTGCTTGAGAATATGAGCCAATGCTAACGCTCCCAGCGTCCGTAGATTTTGCAAACTGGCCTATCGCGATGCTGCTCGCACTGCTCGCTCCATAGCTAGATGTGTTGTTGTCTATGACCGCCGCAAAGCTGCTATTACCAGAGGCAAATGACTGACCAATCGACACGCTCTCAGAACCCGTACTTTGTGCATTTGAGCCGAGAGCCATTGCATCGGTGCCAGTGGCGTCAGTATTTCGGCCAATCGCGATTGACGATGACGATGTACCAGCAACAGCGGCCTCGCCGATAGCTATAGAGCCAACGCCGGTTGCCGTTCCATCGAGCGCCGCGAATGACAGCGATGCGCTAGCTACGGCGTCAAAGCCAAGAGCTATACTGTTGCTGGCTGTGGCCTCTGCATTTCGCCCGATACTTACGGCATTGGTGCCGCTGGCGACCGGCTTAGTGGAAGTACCATCGTAGTTTTCAGCATAAAGCGCAGGAATATCCTCAGCCGTAGCCCCGATAAATACAGTAGCTGAACCACTAAGGTTAATCGCTGCGTCTGCATTGCTGCTCTCGCTTACCGTGCGTGATAGGGTGGTGCCAGAGCTTGTATAGGTGCCTGTGCCTATCTCAAATGCACCGCCAGTATCTTCTATGATGTACCTTACTACATCTGCATTAGCCACCCCAGCATCTGCGAAGGTCTGATAGCCGCTTTCGGCGCTGCCAAGCGTAATTGTTCCAGTGCCTGTGGTACTGGTGGACATCTTTGCCCGATTTTTAAGAACGGCCATTGGTCAGCCCCTTATGCTGGATCTGGAATGCGAATATCTGATGCTGTCAGAGAAAATGTGTTTCCAGAGGTCACAGCCTGTGATGATGATAATGCGCCAGTAGCAAGCAAGCGGCTGTTGCCGGTATCAGTAATCGCATAATGCGTTGCCGTTCCGGTAGCAGTCACAGATGCACCAGTGATAGCTGACAGCGTAACCTTGCGCCCGTTTGGCGAGGCATCGGCGGGGGCCGAAATCGTTATACTGGTTGTATTGCCCAAAGACGCAGAGCTTGTTGCTGCCGAATATGTGGTTGGCTCTGATGAGCATATATCAACTCTATTTGCCTCGGTATCCAAAACGGTCAAACCGTTATCTAGTACCCGATCATTTAACGTTGCCATTTTAGTAACTCCTAATTTTCATTTTATGGCCAACTCCACCATATGTGGCCTTTTCGCTATCTGCGTTTATACCATCTATGGCACTTTGCAGCAATGCCGCCCAAACTTGTATGCGATTATCATCGGCAAGATATGGTGCGCTGTGAACCAATGCGCCATATAGATACGCATCGGGGTAGTAAGTTAAAAGCCAGTTGCTTGTATTGCTGCCGCTTAACGATGGCGGGCTGGCGTAATACACCATTTCTAGCGTGCGATCAGCAGCAGGGGTTGGCAACAATTCTATTGAGCCGTCCGTCATTGCGTAATATCT